TGACGAATGGACTCGTCAATTACCTGCTGCTGATAGGGATTCATGAACTGCTGAACGCGGCTCGGGTCGTACATCCCCGCTGCACCGCTCAATGCTCCAATCCCCTGCTGCACTGACTGCTGAGCCCCGCCAAACTGCTGGGCCCCTTGGCCAATCAACGGGATACCCTGCGCCGTCAATTGAGCGCCCTGGCTCATTTGATTCATAGGCACTGCAGACTGATTTAGCGCAGACTGTGCAGCGCCAAACTGACCACGGGTATCGGCCCCGCGCAAAACTCCGGCTGCTTCGCCCAAAGTATTTGTGCCAGCGGTGACGCCTTGCGACGCCGCGGTCATAAACGGCTGGTATGCCCCAATGCCCTGACGGCCCATTTGCATGGCAGCCAACTGCTCGGGGCTCATGCCTGCTATTTTGTAATCAGGACTTAGGTATTGCCCGGAGAGCGCGCGCGCATTGGTGGCATCGGCCAAGGCCTTAGCCGAGTCCATGAGCCCGACTTTGCGGGCCTCAAGGTCCGGGGCTTCCCGGACTATTTGTTCTTGAAGTTCAGTAGCCATAAATTAACCCCGTTCTGAGTTCTTTTCGAGCTGATGCATCAGCGCGTACATTTTCTTTGCGCCTGCACGTCGGCTGCCTTTGCCCGCGCCGCGGACCGCTTTCGCTGTCATGACGAATTCGCCATCGGAAAGCATTGCAGGGATTGAATCAGACTTCTCGGTCCCCGGGCCGTCAATTTGACCAGTGCGTCGAGAATAACCGCCCTGAGCCAAAGCAGCAATACCACCCTCTACGAATTGACGGGGCATGAAGTTGGGGTACATGTCCGAAGTGTTGTACGGCTGGACCACGCTGCGCGAACCGATGGTGCCGGGTGGTGTGGTGTATACGGGGGGCATGAACATGCCGGGCTGCCCCTGCGGCTGGCCATACCCGCTGCTGCTGTAGGCAGGCGCGTCATATGTGGGTAAGCGCGTGCTTTGGCCGAATACAGGAGCCCCCTTGTCGTCGTACACCACACCAGGCAAACCCTGCAGATACATCTGGCGCTGCGTGCCCTCTTCCGCAATGCGCTGGGTGACCGGCTTTATCAAGGATTGGGTAATGGGACCGCTTTGCACGGGCTTCTTTTCAAAACCACCAAAAGCGGCCAGAGCCCCGAGGCCTGCCACTGCGGCTGGGGCATAGGTGCGGAATATGCCTGGGGCCATATCCTTGGCCAGGACCATCGCATCTTTGAGCGATGTGCCCGGGTTTGCCTTCATGATTTCTAGCGCTTCAACGCGCAGTTGCGCATTGGTAGGGCCAGGAGAGAACAGGTCTTTTGCACCCTCTGTAAAGGTGTCAAATTTGCCCATCTTGGCAAAGGAATCGGTAACGGTGGGAACCTTATATGAGCTTGACTGCAAAGGCTGAGGTGCGCTAGAGGGCAGCGTTTTAGGCGTTAGCTGTGCGCCAGAGGAATAATCAAGGTTTGCCTCTAGGCCAGCCCTTGACTCAGGTGGTACAACAGTTGATGCAGGCTGCGACTTATATGACTCGAGAGCGTCGAAATCGCTCTGGTTAGGCACGGGCTCGGGAGCTGCCGGTAAGGCGGGCGGCACATTCAAATTTACATTAGAACCTGCTATGCCGGTGGCGTTGTTAAATCTAGCAACCTGCGCAGAAAATGCCTCACCGGGAGTTACAATTCTCGGCCCAGTGAGCGGAGCTCCAGTAACACCAGCAAATGTGCCAGCAGAGAAACCGGCAATGGCACCTGCTTTGAGTGAATCTTTTAGGCTGCCCCCTGCCAATAAAGTAGAGCCTGCGCCGCCAACAAATCCACTTATGGCCGCACTTGCAATAGTACCTGCCCCCACGCCAAGGAAGCTGGCTGCGGCAGGGCCCAAGAAGAAGCCCAGGGCCACGGTCGTCACAATTCTGCCCACGGTGCTGCTGGCGAATTTCTTGACTGTGTTGCCTACGCTCTTGAGCACATTGCCCACGCTCTTAAACAAGTTCTTTATAAAAAACTCAGGCAACCCCGTGTCAGGATTGATGGTCCCTGAGCCGCCACGACGGCGCAACATGCGAGCCTCTGCTGGGGTGATGTGGGCCAGCATGGTGTCGCCGTTGCGACCGTAACTGGCAATGGCTCCGGCAATAGGTTTAAGCTCAGCAATACCGCCCTGGGCAAACGCCTGCACGCCCGAAGGCGCTGCAATCATCTGGTCAATAGCCATGTTCAAGGCAGCAAAGAACTGCGGGTCAAATTGCTCGGGCAAGATTTCTTCCGGCAAGCCCTGTTCCATGTACTTTGCTCGCAACTCAGGATAGCGCTCAGGGCTGGCCAAGATCTCGTCGACCACATCGTTCAGCGCATCGAGGACCTCGGGGGGCATATTCAAACCCTGAAGTTCTTGAAGAAATTCGGCCACGGCCTGTGGGTCTGCCTGAGAAGCGCCCGCCAACATCTCATCACCAAACTCTTTAGGAGACGTGCTCTGACGCAACTGGTCATAGACCGCCATCGTATTAGGGTCAGAAAAGGGATTAGGCGCAGCGGGTTCTTGTGCAGCTTGTTGGTTCATACTTTTACTTTCAATACGTTACTAGCAGTGGTATCGTAAAAGACATCCCCTGCCCGAAGGTTAGCTAAATCTGCTTGTGTTGGCAAGCTAACAATAAAGGTAGTAAGGGCTGCTGGATTAGGCTGGGCAAAACTTAAACCCGAAACAATTTCCCCAGCAACTCGCTCTGTAGACGCGGCCATCGGACCTGTGTTGTCCAGTTGGTTGAAATACAACCGCAGGATGCTTAAAAGCTGGTCGATGTACTGAGCATCGTACTCTGTGGGTGCAACAGGTAAAGAGGGAGCGCGGACGCCTTTTTGACTCATGCTTACCTCCTTCCGTCGGGTTTAATGTCGAGCAAGGGCACACCTAGCTGCCACTGCGTTCCAAGAGTGTTTGAGCTAATTTTAAACGCTATTTGACGGCCACGGAACCGGACATACACGATCTCAGTAAACTGCTGCACCTCGTAGCTACGGGTGGACTGGTAGTTCTGCGTGCTGGCGACCGTTGGAGTTGCCGATGAGCCATAGTTTGAGCCGGGGTTTTGCCGAGGCCGCAGCGTTAAAGTAACAGAAGGGTTGTTTACTGTAGAGCCGTTAAACGTAATGTCTGGGACTATTCGGTAGCCAAAGGCGTAGTTGTTACCATCACCAATGTTAAAGTCGGCAGATTGGCAAAAAGATGTGATGGCTGTTGGTGGATTGGTCGTACCGTCGTCTACGCCGCTTTCATGGTATATAAGCTGCCCGTTATACCCCGTGGCCATAGGAGAGCTACGCAGCGGTGAGTCCAGCCACGCCGTTCTTGCAAGGTCGCCGTAATACCAGATTTTTTCTAAGTGGTTGTAAATTACGTACCGATCAACTGTGGTAGACCCGGCAGAGCAGTAAAACCACCAGATCTCGTTAAAGCCTTCGTTAGTGTTTGCAAAAAACTGAAAAGACTGTGACAGATTAATATCGTTAAAAATATATTCACGAAGAGAACAATACAAAGTCTCTACCCGTCCCGAATACACGTAAAACTTGTCCACGCCCATCCAGTAGGTGACGTTGTTAACTGTAGCTGTTGCGTTAGGGCTAATAATAGACAAGTTCCCTGCCAGAACTTGAAAACCCCAAACATACGGTGGGCCAAGGTACTGCATGGAATACAGCGCAGAGTCTGTCCAAACCAAAATTTCCTGACGAGCCTGTTTCGCCGTAATAATTGTTGAGCCGTCACTAAGCGTAAAACTGCCAGCTTGATTGGTAATGGCAGGTGTCCACTGCGTGTAGTCTTCTTGGTCTGACCAGCGGACCAGCATAGGGTTTTGTATGGCGGAGCCGTAGCCGTTTACACCAAAACAAATAACAAAACGAGAAGCGTCCGACACCAGAACAAAATTGCAAATGTCCGGGGTATCCCCAGCGGTGAGCAAAGTGCCCCGGTCAAAAATGTTTGCGTTGGCGTTAACATCCCAATAGTACAGCCCACCGCCCCTTGGGTTAAATATTAAATCCTGCCCAAAATTGGCTTGACTCCATAAGCGAAGCTGAATGCCAAGGCCCACACCAGAGGGGGCAGGAGACCCCCAGCCCGTAAATGTGGTGGACTGAACAACTGCCGTACCGTTTGTGTGTGTAGTAGCCGCGCCAGAACCCGCACCGTTGACTCCGCGAGTACAGCCTGTAAATGTCGTCCCGGTCACACCTGTGTATGAAATGGTTTCTGAGTCAATCAAGATATTTCCGGTTGCTGTAAAACCTGTTGTCGAGGTTACTGTGACCGTAGTGTTAACTGCTGAGAGCGTACCGCCAGATACCGCTGTAGTGGCTACGCCTGAAATTATGCCGCCCCAACCGCCAGCGCCCCAACCGACGCTTTGTGTGTAAATATCGGAGCCGGTTGTGATTTGATACGCACCCACTGTAAATGCGCCGCCATTGCCGACATCCAAGGCATTT